AGCGGGCAGGACGACAACTCCTGCCTGCGTAAAATAAAAAAGGATGTGATTTTAAATGTCTCAGACAATTACGAAACATATAGGCGAAGGCTTTGCGAAGGGTGAACTTTACGCAGCCTTAGCCTATAATGCCGCCGATGCTTTCGGTGGAATGAAGATTAAAGGAATAGCATTTACTGGACTTCAAAGAGCTATTGATATTCAGGGAGCTCCAACAACTGCATTTGAAATGTTGTATATGGATATTGATTACGCAGCTAACGAGATAGATGGAGCAGCTTATATTATAACAAGTTCTACCAAGACAACTGGTCAAACATCTGCAGTGAGAGCAAGAGGACAAAGTAAAGCTATTGGAGCATCTACTGCAGAAATAATGGGTGTTCATGCTCAAGGTATAGCATTTGCAGCAAAATATGCTGGTACTATAAATGCTATTTATGCCGAAGCAATTGCAAAAGGAACTTCTACCGTAGTTACACTTAGAGGTGCAATGATATGTGCTGACTCAGAGGATACTCCAACCTCAATAACTAATATGATTGGAGCTCATATAAGAGTCAAAAGTTCGGTTGCCCCTGGAACTGAATTTGTTGGTTGCAAGATAGAAACGGAAAAATTTGGCTCTGGAGTAAAAGTAGGTTCATTACTTAATTTCAAAACCACGACTTGGACAAATGCAGAAGAGGCAGTAACTGCCATAATCGATATGAGTGCAGTGGTTGGGAAAGCTGACTGCCATATACGTTTCGGAACGAGTTTTCAGGCAAAAGAAACAGCTATCGAAGGCGACTTCTGGTATGACAAAACAGCTCATGTTTTTGAATATCACAACGGAACTAAAGTAATGGCAATAAATGCAACTTAAAACTAATAGGCTTTGCGGTGTGCCTTAAACACCGCAATATTTAAGAAAGGGGGAACTTAATGAGAAAACTTGACCTTAAAAAATACACAATTTCAGTTAGAGATGCTAATGGTGTAACCAAACAAATACCTTATGATTTTAAAGAATCGCTTATACAGTTGATGTTTCACCCGAATTTAAGATTATCAGGTAAGGCACTTTTAGAAACTAATATTATAGCTGAAAAACTAATAAAAGCCGATAAAGAAATTCTACTTGAAGAAGAAGAATACAACAAGATTAAAAGTGCTATTGATGGTTTTCAGGGCTTCTCTCAAAATGAAGTGAGATTAGTAGAAAGAATTTATAATTGTCCGCAAATAGATATCAAAGAAAAAAAATAACAAAGAAGGTGATTCTATGTCTAAATGTATAAGAATTGGAATTGATACACCATTAACCTATAATGTGCCAATTCGTGTTATGGGGGCGAGATTAGTTCATACGGGGGCTACTACTGCTAATATCTATGATTATACTTCTGCGAGTGATGCTACTAAGAAGAAGATAGCATTAGCAACAACGGATACCATTTTATCTGATAATGCAGTATTACCAAAAGACGGAATTTTATTTACTGAGGGTTGTTTTATTGATTGGGTTGCTGCTGGAGAGGTATTTCTGTACGTTAAAGAATAAAGGAAGTGGTTTTATATGTCAAAATGTATAAGAATCGATACAGATACAGTCAAACAATTAGCCATAAATGTTCCTATTCGCATTATGGATGCAAGGTTAGTTAGTATAGCAGATGATGTTACCACTGCTAATATTTATGATGAAGTTAAAGGTATCAGTGTAACTCCTGCTAAAAAAGTTATCGCATTGGCAAATACAACTACTAAATTATCTGACGAAACAGACCTACCAGAAGATGGAATTTTATTTACCGAAGGCTGTTATGTTGATTGGGATAAGGGAGAAGTATTTCTCTATATCAAAGAATAAATATGAAAGGGGGATAAATTATGATACCTGTAGACAAAAATGAATTATTTGAGAAGTTAGACAAAGATAAAATAGAGATTACAGACAAGATTAGTACGTTAAATAATAACGTCGTATTTCTCATTAAAGAGTTTGATAAAGTATTAAAGCTATTAAAGAATAAATAAAGTGAGAGTGATGTAAACCATGTTAGCAACCCTTGCAGAAATAGAAACCTCTGTTCGATACTTAATAAATGAAGCTACTGCAAGCTTCTGGTCGTCAGCAGAAATCACAACTTATATAAATGAGGCGCAGGAAATCTTTGCCACTACGACCAAATGCCTGTCTTCTTTTTATTCCTATACTTTAACCAGTGATGATATTAAAAATGACAGGGAAATAAGACTATACTCTGATTTTGTTGCCTTAGATGAAGGTGGAGTTTTATACAATGATAAACCGTTAAAACCTATATCACTTAAAGCACTCGATGAACATGGCGGGGCAGGTTGGCGTGATGTTACTGGTTCCCCTACACATTTCTATAAACGGAGTGATATGCTCGGCTTCTACCCCAAACCTTCTGCTGGTGGTGTAGTTAAATATTACGGTATAGAGAGGGCAACAGAACTATCAAGTGGAACTCCCACTACTATTCCGTTATCTAATGATTATAGGACTGTAGCCTTTAGACGATACATTAGAGATTACGCTGTTAGCTTATGTTGGGCAAAAAAATCAGAAGATGCTAAAGCCGATAAATACATGGCAAAGTTTGAACATGGATTATATATTGCCAATGCAATATTAAGCGGCGATAAGAACCAGGGGGCTCGCATTATTCCCGAATACCGAGCCAGAGGGCATCGTTACGCTATACGTTACGGGCGCACTGATTGTGCAGATTAACAGATTAAAGGTGATTAAATGGCGAAAAATATCGTTAGAATATTAGATGACATTTCCCCAAGTGAACTGAAGTTAAGGAATATGAGCCGACCTACTGACGGGCTTAATAATATGTTTATCAACGAACTCGGACAGGCGGAGAAGCGAAAGGGTTATGTTAAATATAATACTGATGTAATAGGAGAAGGTTCTAATAAAATAGTAGGGATGCACAGATTTTATCAGCAGGATTTAACTAAAGAATTTCTTGTGGCTTGGAATGAAAGTCTATATAAATTACCGGATACCGAAGGACATGTTCCTGCTATTCTGCAATCAGAAGAAGAAACAGATTTGATACTAACCGCTGATTCTGATACTTATTTTGTTGACTTTTTAAACACCTGTTATATTGTTAACGGTGCAAATGCCATGATGAAATATGACCTTATCTATGTCAGGAATGTAGGAATAACCGTCCCAGATGCACCAACTATCAATATCGAAACTCCCAATATTGATGGATCACTCGGATTAGGCACATATTATTTTAAAGTTACCTATGTAGACGAGGATGGCTATGAAGGCAATGGCTCGGTTGCAAGTGCGGCAATGACCTCTCAAGCTACTCCTCTTGACGGAATTAAAATTGATATACCTGCTTCTGGTGATGACAAAATTATTACAAAAAGGATTTATCGCACTTCTGTTGGTGGTGCGATTTATTATTATGATGATGAGATTCCAGATGCTACCACTACTCACAGTTCAGTAAAATCAGATGTAACTTTAGGTACTGAACTTCATACTAATCATAATTCACCCCCAACAGGGGCACAGTTAATCAGTAAAAGAGGCAATCGGTTATGGTTGGGCAAAGATGATGATTTAGTTATTTCTCAACTATCAGATGTAGAATACTTTCCGCCTGCATGGTTTATGAAGACGGGCAATAGACATAAAATCAAAGGTATGACTAAACAGTTAAACGCACTCCCTATCTTTACCGAAAACTCCATTGAACGATTAATAGGCACTGATGAAGATAATTTTGAGTTCAGGAATGCCTTTTCTGAAAAAGGCAATTGTGCAATTCGTTCACTGGTGATATGTGATAATCTGCTTAAATATTTAAGTTATGACGGGATATATTACTTTGACGGAACGACCAGTGATATTTTTAACCAGCGATTAAATAAATATATTAGAGACAATATCAATAGAAATTTTATCCACTTATCTTGTGCCACCTATTTTAATGACCGCTACATGCTTTCCTATCCTAAGAAACCAAGCGAAGTCCCCAATGAAACCATTGTTATCGATATGAAAAGTAAGGCTATAAGTGTATATTCTTATGGCTTTTCTTGTTTTAATAAGTGGGATAAGGGGGAATTAAGACTATTCGGGGGAAGTAATACCGAAGGGCAAGTTTATGAACTGGAAACAGTAACTACTGATAACACCCTACCAATTGCCTGCTATGACAAATTAGACCCTATTGATTTTGGAATACCTGACAGATATAAGCAATTCTATGACATATATATCAAGGTAAAAAGCACGACAGGCACAGCCTTAACCTTTTATTACCAATTTGATGATGAAGATGAAACCCATGCAGATTTAATCTTGACCCCCGATACAG